CGCGCACGCTCGGCCGTGGCTGCTGCCTGCCGTGGCGATCGAGCCGGCCGTGCCGCCGAACGACGAGGGGGCAAGCGGAGCATGGTTCGGGGCAGGGCAGCAAGCCGTCCTGATGCAGCGGCATTCGTGGTTCCACGCCGGGTCTCCATTGATTGTTGTCCCGGCGGCTGGACAAGAGGGCGGGGGTTGGCCCGTTCCTACGGGCAGAAGGACGTTGCGACTCAGGCGCGATCCGGAGGCCCTGATTCGGGCGATTGCGCGCGAGCCGCCCGACGACGACGAATACACCGAACTTCCCGCGCGCACCAGTCGCCTGCGAGCTGCCCTGCTGGCCGAGGGCATCGCATGGGATGTCTTCTACGGCGAGCGGCTTAAAGATGAACTGGAAAACGCAAGAGTCGAGCGGGACGAGGAATTGCGAAGCCTCGTCTTGCTAGATGCAGCCAAGAGGCTGGAGCAAGAAAGCATCATCGTCATGATGATGGCCCTATTACACGACGAAAGGTGAAAGACATGCCAGAAACGACCATTGCAACCGAAACAACCGAAGCGCAGGCGCAGGCCGCGCCAGTCGCGCAAGTCGCGCAAGTCTCCGGGGAGACTCAGTCGCCGCAAGAGCAGGAAAAGCCGCGGCTGTACTCGAAAGAGGAAGTTGACCGCATCGCCCGCAAGATCCGGGACAACACAAGGCGCATCGCGCAGAAAGAGACCGAGGCGCGTCTGTATCGCGAGTTTGCCGAGCGCAGCGAGCGTAGTAGTAGGCCAGAGCCCGAGCCGAAGAATGACGCCGAGCCGAAGCGAGACGATTTCGACACGTATGAGGATTACACCCGCGCTCTTGCCCGGTACGAGGCACGGCAGGCATCACTGGAGGAGGTTGCGAACAGGGAGCGGGCCCGTGGTGAGCAGGACCGCCTAGCGAGGCGTGAGCGCGCTCAAACAGCATTCCGTCAGCAACTTGCAGAGTTGATCGAAGAGGACGAAGATGCGGAGGCGCTAATTGCCGACGTTCGCCTCCCCGAGGCGGCGCTCGACGCTATTGCGGAAAGCGACTTTGGGGCGCGGGTCGCGCTGCACTTGGCGAAGCACCCCGAAGAGCAGAAGCGCATTGCAGGACTCACGCCGGCAAGGCAAGCGGCGGCGATTGGCAGGATCGAAGCCTCTCTAGAGGCTCAGGCTCGGAAGCCAAGGGACGGCGAGTCGAAAGACGGAGCCGAAAAGCAATCTTCCAAAGCACCCGAACCGATCGCTCCGGTTGGCGGGCGAGGCGCTAGCGCAGAGTCGGCTCTACCGTCCGACAAGGACGATATTGAGACATGGCTCCGCAAGGAGCGCGCTCGTATGAGAGCCAAGCGGTGGTAAGTCCGGGGGCCTGAGAGACTAGGATGGCGAACACACTTCTTACCCCCACGATGGTCACGCGCAAGGCCGCGATGATCCTGCACCAGAAGCTCAACTTCATCAGCCGGGTCAACCGGCAATACGACGACAGCTATGCCCAGGAGCAGAAGATCGGCTCCACGCTCAAGGTCAGGCTGCCGAACGAAAACACCGTCCGGACTGGCCTTACGATGTCGGCGGTGGACGTGCCGGAAACGAGCGTCGACCTCGTGATGGGCACGGTCAAGGGCGTGGACATGAACTTCACGTCGCTCGAACTTGCGCTGTCACTCGACGATTTCGCGGACCGCATCCTCGAACCTGCGATGTCCGTGCTTGCGGCGAACGTCGAAGCCGATGCGCTGAACATGTACAAGGAGGTGTACAACCTCTACGACGGCGACGCGGCGTCATTCTCGTTCACGTCCGTCTCAAACGCGCGCGAGACCCTGACGAACAATCTCGCGCCGATGAGTCAGCGCACGATGACCATGAATACCGGTCACGCGACCAAGTTCATGATCGACACGAAGGGACTGTTCCATTCGTCCGATCAGATCGAGGAGCAGTACACCGAGGGGAAAATGGGGCGTACCGGCGGGTTCGACTGCTACGAGAACACGCTCCTCCTCCCGCACACGACGGGCACGGCCGCGAAAACCACGGGCTACCTCACGAACGGCGCGACGCAGTCGGGATCGACCATTAACGTCGATACCGGCACGACGACATTCGTCGTCGGCGACGTGATCACCTTCGCTGGCGTGTTCCGTGTCCACCCGGAAACGAAGGTGAGCACCGGCGTTTTGCAGCAGTTCGTCGTTACGGCCAATGCCGGCCCGTCGGCGACTTCACTGTCTATCTCGCCAGCGCTGACCGCAACCGGCGTGCGGCAGAACGTCTCAAACACGGTAGCGGACAACTCGGCGATCGTGAAGGTCGGGGCCGGGGCAAGCGAAACGCTCGTGCAGTCGCTCGCGTTCCACAAGAACGCTTTCGCCTTCGTGACGGCCGATCTGCCGCTCCCGAATGGCCGCGACTGGGCGCGGCGCGAGGTCGTGGACGGGTTGAGCGTTTCGCTCATCCGGGACTTCACCATCTCGGATCGTTCGTTCCCTTGCCGCCTGGACATCCTTTACGGCTACAAGGCGATCCGGCCACAGCTCGCGGTGAGAATCCACAACGACGCGTAGCCAAGAAAGAAAGCGGGGCGAGAGATGGCCACTGCGCGTGACCTGATCCGCCTCGCTTTCCGCCGCGGCCGGATCATCGGCGTCGACCAGACGCCGACCGCGGCGGAGGAAAACGAAGCGCTCGAGACGCTGAACGATCTGCTGGATTCGTGGTGGAACGAGCGGCTTTCGGTCTATCAGCTGGTCCAGGAAAACTTCCCGTGGGCGGCAGGGAATGCGAGCCGCACCATCGGCTCCGGCGGTGACTTCGCCACGACGCGACCCGTGAGGATAACCGGCGCGTTCTTCCGCAGCGGCGGCGTGGACTACTATGCAAGGATCGCGACCGATCGCGCCGAGTACGACGGCATCACGAATAAGACGACCACGGGTCGCCCGCAACTCGTATTCTACGACCCGGCCTATCCGCTCGGCGTTCTCTACGCCTACCCGGTACCGGACGTTGCCTATACGGCCTACATCGCGAGCCACAAACGGCTGGAGTCGTTCGCCGGGGCTGCGGAGGACGTTGACCTGCCGCCCGGGTACAACCGGCTCATTGTCAACGGGCTGGCTATCGAGCTGTGCTCCGACTTCGGCGTGGCGGTGCCGGCGCAAGTCGCGTCGGCTTTCGCGACAGCCAAGGCGACGATCAAGCGCGCAAACTCTCCTGCGCCAGTGATGCAGGTGCCCTCCGAGCTGCTCAGGCACGATTGGGACATCATCACCGGGGAGGCGTGGTGGTGAGAGTCCCGCTATTCGGCGCCGGGATCAAGGGGCGCTCGGCCGTGGTGTCGGCGCAGCGGCGCATCAACTGCTATTACGACCCGCAGCCGGACGAGGACAGGACACGGTTTGCGGTTCGTGGAACCCCCGGCTTGGTGAGCGCCCTTGACCTTGGCGGCGCGCCGATCAAGGGAGTAATCGCCGATGGCGCGCTGCTCTATCTCGTGCAGGCAGGAGCGCTTAAGGAAGTCAACAACGCCTTTATAGCGACCACACGCGGGACGTTCGCAGGTTCGCCAGGTCGGATGGACATCGCGTCCAATGGCGCAGTTCTGGTGCTTGTGGACGGCCTGTACGGCTACACCTATACGATTGCCACGCAGACGCTTGCGCAGATCACCGACCCGGACTTTCCTCCCGGGCCGACGACGGTCACGTGGCAGGACGGGTTCTTCGTTTGCACGTTCGCTGAGACGGGACCAGTCAAGCAGCGCGTTTACGTCTCCCCGGACGGCTCGACGTGGGATGCGCTCGATTTCCGGTCTGCCGAGAGTGCGCCGGACGGCTTGCTTCGGGTTTCGTCCGATCACGGCGAACTTCACCTGTTTGGCGAGATCACCACGGAATTCTGGGGCTACACCGGGGACGTTGACTTCCCGTTCGCTCCGATCCGCGGGGCGACGCTGGAAATAGGGCTTGCCGCGCGATGGTCGCTAGCCAAATTCGACCAGTCGTTTTGCTTTCTCGGCAGAAACAGGCTCGGCGAAGTGCAGGTGTACCGCCTGTCTGGGTATCAGGCGCAGATGATCTCTACGCCCGATCTCAGTTACATCCTGAATGGCTATCAGACCACGCTCGACGCCACGGCGTTTGCCTATCAGTTGGACGGTCACCCGATGTACGAAATCTCGTTTCCGTCCGCAGGAGCGACGTGGCTATACGACGGTCTAGCGAGCGCGGCGCTCGGGGTGCCCGTGTGGTCGGAGGTGACGAGCGACGGCGGGAGGCACTTCGCGGAGCTGCAGACGCGATTCCTCGGGCGGAACTATGTCACTGACCACTCGGCCGGGCGACTCTATCGCATGGACAAGGACGTGTACGACGACAACGGCGTGCACATCGAGCGGCAGATCGACACGCGGCACTTCTTCAAGGATTACGACCGGGTGACTGTGGACCGGATCGTATTCGATTTCGAGTCCGGTATCGGGCTGAGCTCCGGTCAGGGATCGGACCCGCAAGCGATGCTCAGGGTATCTCGGGATGGTGGTCGGACGTTCGGCAACGAGATGCACGCGGACATCGGCCCGATGGGCGAGTACAGCCAGCGCGTGGAGTTCCGCCGGCTCGGCACTGCACGAGATTTCGTGTTCAGTCTCCGCGTGACTGACCCGGTGAAGTTCTGTGTCACCGGGGCGGCGATCGACGCGCAGTCGGAAATGAGGCAGGTCGCATGATCGGCAATGCGCCTATCCGTGGAGGATTTGCCGCGCTCACCGCAGAGTGGGCGAACTGGTTTTCTCAGGTCACCGCGCTAGGGCAGGATCTCCAGCGCTCAGGCCCGACAGCGGAACGCCCGACGAGTGGGCTCTACATCGGGAAGAGATTTTTCGACACTACGCTCGGAATCCCTATCGTCTACGACGGATCGGGATGGATCGACTACGCGGGGAACGCGGTATGACGCTTTCTGTCGCTACTGTCGCCGAGCTCGCCCGCCGCGTAGAGAGCGGGCAAGGACTCGCTGCGGCAATTGCGGAGATCGGGTTGCCGGAGAAAACGCTGCTCGAGCTGCAGAAGCATCACCGGGCAGAGATGAGGGAAGCCAAACGCAGACAGGTGGAGAAGGAGCGCCCGCCAATGGTTCCGGCGATCGAGCATCACGTCATCGCGGGGGTGTACTTCCGCAAGATGGCACTGCCTGCGGGGCACACCGCGCAAACGCACAAGCACGAGTACGACCACGCCTCGGTGTGCATCCTCGGCACGGGCGTATTCGTCGGCGAGGCAAAGGAATCCTACCGGGCTGGCGACATCAAGACGGTGAAGGCCGGAGTGGAACACTCGATCATCGCGGAGACCAATTCAGTTTGGCTGTGCGTGCATGCGGTGCCCGACGGGCTCAAGACTGACCCGGACGCAGTCGCCGTGTCTCTGCTGAGAGGCTAAGAAAATGCCGTGGATTGCCGCTGGCGGACTGCTTCTTTCCGGCGCGCTCGGAGCGTCGTCGTCAAAAAAAGCTGCCGCGCAACAACAGCATGGGGCAAGGGAAGCGATCCTTGAACAGCGATATCAGAATCAGATCGCGCGCGAGACACTTGCGCCTTGGACGAACCTCGGCGGGCAGGCAATCGGCCGGCTCGGGACGCTCATGGGGCTCCCGTCTGTCATGCACGCCGGGAAGCAATACTGGGCAACAACTGAAGATCAGTTGCCGGGAAGCGACATCATCTCTCTCGGTGGCCGACTCTACTCTCCGACCCCTCCGGAGGGGGCCGGAGACCTGACGAGAAAGTTTACGCTGGAGGACTTTGCCAGTGACCCGGTCACGCAACTGTCGTTCCAGCACGGGCTAGACGAGGGGAGGAAAGCAATTGAGCGCCGCTCGCCGCTCACGAGCGGCTACGACTCCGGGGCGACGCTGAAGGCGCTAACGCGGTTCGGTACGGACTACGGGAATCAGAAGGCCGGGGAGTCTCGGGGGCGGTTCGTGGAGGACCAGACGAATCTGTACAACCGCATGGCTGGTCTTGCTGGCTCCGGGCAGACCGCTTCAACGCAGGTCGGCGCGAATGCGATGCAGACCGGGCAGAACGTGTCCGGGATTCTCTCCAGCCTTGGTGACGCTATGGGTGCATCGAAAATCGCCCAGGGCAACGCTTGGGGGCAGGCACTCGGCGGCGGGCTGCAGACGATCGGTGATTACTGGAACCAGAAGAGTATGCTCGATCAGATCCTAAACCGTCGTGGCTCACCGACGAGCCAAAGTAACGCGCTGATGAACATGTGGGGGGCGGTCGGATAAATGGCCTCGTCATCGATCTATTCGCTCATCCGTCCGACCCCGGTCCCGCGATTTGATGGGCCGATCGACCAGCACGCAAAGCTCATGGGCTTGCGGGATTTGATGGGGCAATCCGAGCTACGCGATCTGCAAGTTGCCCAAGCCAAGCGCGCGATGGAGGAGGAGGACGCATATCGCGCGGCGGCGCAGGAGGCTGGTGGTGACATGTTGCGGCTCGGGGATCTCCTCATGGCGAAGGGGGCGCCCGGGAAAGCGATGGCAGTACGCAAGGCGGTTGCCGACCAGCAGAAGGCCGAGGCCGAGCTCGGCAAGACGCGCGCGGAAACGCTGGTGAAGAACCTCGAAGCGAAGCGCGACGCTCTCGCGGGCGTGCGAGACCAGGCCGGCTACGACCGCTGGCTCGAGCTGGTCGCGCGCATTGACGGCCCGGACGTGGTGTCGAAACTCCCGGCGCAGTACAACCCGCAGTGGCAGCAGGCGAACATTTTGAGGGCCTCCGACGTGGTGCAGAACGCACGCGAGGCGCTCAATCGCGCGGTGACAGTGCGCGGTCAGGATCTCTCGGCTGAGACGTCGCGTCGCGGGCAGGACATCGCTGCGCAGACGGCGAGGGAGGGTCACGCGCTTACGCGCCGGGGTCAGGATCTCACCGATGCTCGTGCAAGGGAGACGATCGCGCGCGAGCGCTGGCAGTACGACGCGCAGCGCGGCGGAATGGTCAACCTCGATACGCAAGAGTTCCGGCCGGTGACCGAGGGCGGTGTGCCGGTACAGACCAAGTACGACAAGGAAGTCGGAGAGAAGCAGCGCACGCTCGATGCCTATATCGCTGCGCGAGACGGGCTCATGTCGGCTCTAAAGGAGAGTGTCACCGGTCCGGTCATGGGGCGCATCACTCCGATCACAGCGGCGCAGCAAACCGCGGAAGGCGGTGTCGCGGCGATGGCGCCGGTACTGAAGCAACTATTCCGGAGCGCTGGAGAGGGCGTTTTCACCGATCGCGACCAGCAGTTGCTCCTCGACATGGTGCCCAAGCGCACCGATCGGCTCGAGGCTGCTGCGGCGAAGATGGCAAACATCGACCGAATCGTGGCGGCGAAGCTAGGGCGGTCCGTGCCGACGCGTCCACCCGCCGGTCAGCCTGCGCGCGGGCAGATCAATCCGGCGAGCCTTTCCAATGACGAACTATTGCGCGAGCTGAACCGCTGATGGACCGTCTCGAGCTCATGGCCGAAGCCTACCGACGCAATCTGCTGCCGCCGGATAAGGCCGTCATGTTCGAGGAAGCCGTCAAGCGCGGGCTGGTGCGCGGCATCGATACCATGCTCGTCACCCACCGGCAGTCTCCCGATGCCCCAGGGGCGGTGGAGCGTCTCGGACGGGGCTTCGCCGACGTTCAGGAGGGCGTCCAGCAACTCGGGATTCAAGCGGCCGAGGGGCTGCGTGAACTGAGCCCCGGGCAAGCCGGGTTGATCGGCCCCATCCCGGCCCTCTATCGGAAGTTCGCCGAGATGGCCGGCATCGGCGAGCCGGGGCAGGCGAAAGCGTTCACCAAAGCGAGGACCGACGACATCGCGCGGTACGAGCAAGGCCGCGGGCCGGATGCTGGCACGGACTGGATGCGCCTTGCCGGGGGCGTTGCAGGTACGGCACCTGTCGCGCTGATACCCGGAGGGCAGGCCACGCTGCCGATGCGTGCGCTCGTGGGTGCGGGACAAGGCGCTGCGGCGAGCGGAGCGATGTTTACCCCTCAGGGCGAGTCAAAGGCCGCTCAGGTGGCGCTAGGGGGCGCTACAGGGGCGGCGCTGCCCTACGTCGCTCAAGGGGTCAAGCAGGCCGGGCGGGCCGTCATGGACCGTGTAGCGCCGCAAGTCTCGGTACGGATGACCCCGGCGGCCCGGCAGGCGATCGAGCGGGACATCGAAGTCCGGCTACAGACGCAGGGCGTCAACTGGCGACAGCTCGGCGCGGAGACCAAGGACGCCTTGATGGCCGAGGCGCGGAGGGCGCTCGAGACCGGGGGCAAGCTCGACGATGTCCAACTGGCTCGGATCGCAGACATCAAGGCGATTGGCGCGACGCCGACTCGAGCCGCGGTGACGCGCGACCCCGGCGACTGGACGAGTGTTAAGAACCTCCGGGGCGTTGAGGGGGTCGGCGAGCCGATCCGCAGAGTCGAGCAGGACAACGCGAGAGCGATGGTCAACTACCTCACCGGCCTCCGGAATCAGTCTGGTGGGGCGGCGAAGAGCGCGTATCAGGCAGGGGAAGGCGCGACCGAGGCAATCCTCACCAAAGAGCGTGAGATGCAGAACGCCGTGTCGCAGCTTTACCGGGTGATCGACAAGCAGCTCGGGAAGGCGGTCACGGTGGCGCCGAAGCAGCTTTCCGCCGCAATGGACGAAGTGTCGGTGCGCATGGACGCGGACCCGATCATCGGCACGGTGAACCGCTACCTCGCCAAGGTGAAGGCGAACGAGACCGGCTACCTCGCAACACGCGAGGCCGAGGAGCTGCGCAAACTCATCCGTGACGTGACGTGGGACAAGGGCGCGTCCATGCGGCAGATCGGGAACCGCCTGATCGACGCGCTCGACGATGACGTGTTCTCGGGGTTCGGCAGGGACAGTCCGTACAAGCTTGCGCGCGATGCTGCCAAGGCGAAGTTCGCCGAATTCGAGGGCAAGGCCGCTCAAGGCGCGATCGCAGGCCGCACCGCTCCGGAGGACTTCGTCAAGCGTTATGTGCTCGACGGCAAGGTCAGCGACCTGCGCGAAGTACGCAGGCTGCTCACGACCGGAACGCAGGAGCAGCGTCAACGTGGCGCCCAAGCCTGGGCGGATCTCCGCGGGCAAGTGTTTGACCACTTGCTGCTGAAAGCGACCGGCGCACAAACGCTGGACGACGTAGCGGGGCAGGCGTTCTCGTTTGCTCGCTTCTCCAGGGCGCTGAACGCGATGGAGCCGGAGAAACTGCACACGCTCTTTTCGCCGAAAGAGATCGACCAGCTACGCACGCTGGAACGTGCGTCCAAGCTGCTCACCAGCGAAGTCCCGTTCTCGGATGTGAATCACTCGAAAACGACCGCGGCGCTCGCGAACCTCTTGCAGAAGATCGGCAACACGCCGGTCCTCGCGCAGATGCTCTCGCCCGTGATGGGCGTGATCAAGCTCGGGAAGGACTGGGTCGACGATGCCGCGAAGCGGCAGCAGGTGGCAGAAATCCTAGTCGGGAGTGCCGTGCGGGCCGGTAAGCGCGCGCCGTTGCCTGCGTCGCGATTGGAGCCAGCGCTGCCGGGCGTTGCGGCAGCCGGCTTCTATCAGTCTAGCCAGGGGGCGGACGAATAATGCGTAGAACAGCCACACCCCTACTGGGACGAGCGCCGCTGCGACCAAGTGATGGTCCACTACCGAGTCGTGCAGACGATGTTCCCGCCAGCGTAGGGCGCGACGTTGCTGCGGTAGGTGTTGCAGTAGGTGACGCCTGCGGGCGCTGCGGGACGCGGAGAAGTGTTCAGCAGGTAGCCGATTGCCGCCTGCCGGCGGGCCTCGTACTGCGCGTCGAGATCGCGGTAACGCGCCATGAGGCACTGCTGGTGCTGCGTGCTGCCTCGAGCTATTCCGAGCGCGGCGCACTCGTCGGCGGCGATTTCGATGAAGTTCGGCGGCTGGCCAGATGTCGCGCAGCCGGCGAGAAGTACGGCGGCAAGGATGAGCGTTCGCATGACGGCACCCTAGCCCAAAACCGGGCGACCGCGCAACTATCCAGAGGGATTAGCTGATGCCTACGGTATTCGCCGCCTTCGGCACGCCCAAGCCGCAATTCTTTGATTCCAATGGCGACCCGCTCTCCGGCGGGAAACTCTACACCTACGCGCCAGGCACGACGACACCCAAGACGACCTACACCGGCGCGGATGGCGCGACGCCGAACGCGAATCCGCTGGTGCTGAACTCCCGGGGTGAGCCGGCGAATCAGGTATGGGCCGAGACCGGGGGGCTCAAGCTCGTCCTCAACACGGCGGCGGATTCCACGATTTGGACCGCTGATAACTGGGCACTGCAAAACGATGTCGCGATTGCGGCGACTTCAGAGTGGGTTGCCTCTGGGCTAACGCCAACCTACATCGGGGCGACGCAGTTTTCGGTCGCCGCAGATCAGACGGCGATTTTCCATGTTGGGCGCGCGTTGCGGATCGTCGACGCTGGAGGCACGGATTACGGCGTCGTGTCCGCGGTGTCGTTCGGCGCCGGCATCACGACGGTGACGGTCGCGTTTGATTCCGGATCGCTAGATTCCGGTGTTTCGGCAGTGAGCTACTCGATCATTTCGGCGAGTAATTCTTCGCGCCCGGTATTAAGGGGCGATCGGGCGCATATCGCAGACGCCGCCGACCCGACCAAGATGATGCGGTTCGACGCGGGCGGTATCACAACCGCGTCGACCCGCGTAACGCATCTGCCCGACGCCGATGTGTCCGCCGCCTTGTACGGCGGCGCCCTCCGCGGGCACATCGGCGGACTCACTCTAGCGAACAACTCCGGCGACGCCACAAACGATATCGACATTTCCGCCGGAGAGGCGACCGACAACGGCGTCGCGGTGTGCATGCAACTCTCGTCGGCGATTACCAAGCGCTCCGATGCGGGCTGGACCGTGGGGACTGGCAACGGCTGGCTAGACACCGGGACGATCGGCAATAACTGGTATCACGTTTTCCTGATCCGCAGGCCGGACACTGGAGTAGTCGATTCGCTGCTGTCGCTCTCTGCGACCTCGCCGACGATGCCGACCAGCTACACGCAGAAGCGGCGCATCGGGTCGATTCTCCGGAGCGGTGGAGCAATCGTCGCGTTCTCGCAGGTGGGCGAAGATTTTCTTTGGATTGACCCCCCGCTTGATGTCAACGCGAACAACCCAGGCACTTCAGCGGTGACGCGCACGCTCTCTGTGCCGACCGGCGTGAAAGTGATTGCGCACATGAACGTGCGTACCGGCGGGGATACGACTTCGCGGTTTGTCTATATCAGTTCTCTAGATGTAAACGACGAGGCTCCGTCTGGCACTGCTGCGCCACTTGCTACTTTCGGGATCGGCGCCCTTGGCAGCGGGGTTGCTGAGGCCGGGTTTGCTTCCGTGCGCACCGATACGAGCGGGCAGGTGCGTACACGAATCGAGGCATCTTCGGTGAACGTTGATCTACGCATTGCCACGCTAGGGTGGACAGACAGCCGCGGCCGGTGGGACTGATGCTCCGCGTTCTCTCACGCAACGAATCTCTGCCCTTGCAGAATCACACCTTCCGCGAGGCGCCCGGAATCGACATCGCGTTTCGCGGCGGGGACGTGTGGTGGCCGCTCGATGGGAACTGGTTCGATCCGCCGTTCCCGAGATGGGTTATCCGCTTCTTCTGCCCGTGGCGCGTGCTGCCGTTCGTTCGGTGGCGCTTCGGGCGGACGGTTGGATACCTCGGCTTCAAGGCGTGGGGCGTTGACGATGATCGTTATCTCAACTGGGTTCCCGCAGAGCATGTGCGGGCGGGGAGTGTCGCGCTGACGTTCTCGGCGCGCGTCGACGCGGACGATCATTGATGGACCTGACACCTCTCATCCAGGCAGTTTTCTCGATCAACAACCTGCCGGTCTCGGTATTGCTGATCGTGTGCGGCGCGCAATTCTATTTGCTGCACAAGTGGCGCAGCGAGTCGCGCGAAGACCAGAAAGCGATCGTCGACGCGCTCAACAAGAACACCGAGGCGATGACGCAACTGCGCATCGCGGTTGCGGCAAACACCGGGCGCGCGTCGTGAGATGGAGCCAACCGCTGCGGGATGCCGTCCACGCGAACGTGGAGGCGACCGATGATCTAACGCAAGAGATCGAAGCCGCGCGCAAGCGGACGCTAAACGGCAAGCACTTTCAACACGAGGTGACGCATGGATGCAATGACGCAAGTGGCAACGAGCCCGGCCCCGCTGTTCCTGGTGCTCATCCTGGCGGCTGGCGCGGTTTTCGGATTCGTCGCGCTCTTCAGGAGTGGCAAGAGGGAAGCGCGGCTGGACGAGAAGCTCGCGCGGATCGCGGCGGACGCGGATCTCCCGGCGGCGATCCGGACGCTGGCTGAGAAGGCCAAGGCGCTCGAGCTCACCAAGGCCGCGGGTGACGTGAGCGCCAAGGTCGACGCCCTCGAAGCGCAGGTCAAGGCGCTCATCGACAAGGTGAAGTGATGCTCGAATTTCTCAAGAAGTTCACCGTCTACCCGATCGAGGACAACCCGAAGATGGCGGCGTTCTACGCCTTCATTCTCGGGGCGATCACCGATCGGTTCGGATGGTCTGCGGCTCAATTCCTGTTGGGGTTTCTCTCGT